CTTAAAAATAAAAGTGGCCACAATTTTGCAGATTTTCAAAGAGTGTACGGACGTTTTTCTCATCTCCAAACCCGCCCGGTCTGTTTGTCAATCAACACAATACGGCCTTCGATTTGGAAATCAGCAAGCTCACAGATATAAAATAATGTATGAAGCAGTCTGTGAAATCTTTCGTCTTCCTTATCAATGTTCCGCAAAGCCTCGAAAGCCGTTGGATCAGAATATCCCTCCGAATTCTTTCGGGGATTGTTTTCACGATTAGCGATACCCATCAGTCCCTCCTTTGTTTGTTCCATTCTTCAATGTCGATTCCGTATTGTTTCAGCTTGTACGTACACAGCCAAACCATATCAGAATCAGTCATCTCATAATGTTTAATCAGTTCGTTCAATCTTACGGCAAAAGTGTCATAGAACTGCTTCAGACGCTTCGGCCCGAAACCAAATTCCTCATGCAAATGCCATAAGATCATGGCGTCAAGTTCGTTAGCGTGTTTGAGATCGTACTCTGCGAGCTGTCTGCGGATTTCGATATCCATCGCTTTCTTTTCGGCGGCAGTCAGATGCGCTCCGTACACTTTCCCTCCGGCTTTTTTCGTATACATAATCGGAACCTCCTCCGTCCACAATCCAGTTTTTCTTAGCAAAGAATAAAGATGCCCCGATTAGGCAAAATAATATAAAAGCGGTGGCGTCGTTTTCTATTAAAATAGGAAGAGCCCCGATACCGATAAGCACCAGGGCGTAAATTTTGTTTTTAATTGTTTCTTTTCTCCACATGATATCCTCCTTAAATGCCACCAGAAGAACGGTGCTGGCTGTGTCCGGCGTCAAATCCATTAGGATAACGCGCTTTCAACTTCTCCACGTTCATCTGTAAAATCGTTTCCAAATCAAAACCGAGAGCCTGTGCGCTCACCGCAAGATACCAAGCCACGTCCCCAAGCTCTTTGGCAATGTGATACTTATCGAGATCATGCCCTTGAAAGAGATGCTTCTTCAAAATATCAATGCACTCTCCAGACTCTCCATTAAGGCCCATGAGTCCATTTTGGAGCTGCTGAGAGTCGGTCAGGGATTGATTGGCGGTACAGTAAGCGGCTTTCTGGTATTCGTTAATTGTCATCTGATATCCACTCCTATGTTGGGTATATAGTGTTTGCAACGAAGTTCGACTGGCTCAATGTACTTTATATCGCGGATGCGAATCATGCCTACTTTTTTGCCGTCTTCGCAAGGGCGACTTACATATACTTCGTCTATCGCTTTCTGAGCTTTGAGAAATTCTGTTTTCAGAGAGCATACTTCCCTGTGCCCGCAACGTGTACACTGGGTTTCTTTTACACCGAAATCACTCATTTTTGTACTCCTTTCAGCGCAAAAAAATAAGAGCCGAGATTAATTCTCAGCCCTTTTCTTTGCTTTATGATACATCCAAGCTTTGCAAACGGTTTCCTTACATTTCGGATAATCTGGTCGTCCGCACTTATTGCATATAAGTTCTTCTCGACCGAGATCCGGTATGTCTTCTTCAAATTCTTTAATAACAGTTGTCCACGTTCCGTCTTTTCGTCTGACTGGACAGGACATTCTGGATTTGACTTTCACAGACATCGCCTCTTTATTAAAATTATACCATAGAACAAATAAAAGTAAAAGGGCTTGCTAGGCCCCTTTACTTTTGAAATCGAGTAACTTACGAAATCAGAATCTTGTAGCGTTCGTCCAATTCCTCGAACACTTCTCGATCTGCTGCAATGCTGATATGAAATTCAATCTTGTTCTTGTCGTTCAACACAACTTGAACAATTCCTTGAATTCCTTCAGCAAACAGCATTCTCAAACAAGTTCCGAGTTGCCTGTCGTTCACTGCCAGAAAATAATCCATAGCGTTACCTCCTTTCACAATAGGAGATGCGTTTTTCGTGCACTTAAGCCTCATCCGCTAAGCTTTTATAACTACCATTTTCATAGCAGTCTGTACTCATATAAATAATATCGGAATTGTTATCAACAACAGGTTTGTCGTGAATTAACTCATATAGTTCTTCGGCTGAAAATATCACTAGATTCTTCATTATTCGTCTCCTTCTTTTAATATGAGAGATTTCTTTAAAAACAGAGGCGTGGATTCAGAAACAACTTCTTGGCTTATTTGTGTGTCTGATGAAGTTTCGCCAGTAATAATCTCACTGTACGGCAGTTCTTCAATCCAGTCACAGAACGTATGCCACTCGTCGAGCTTGTGGTTCCGCCGGCTTTTGTAAATATTAGCCAGAACCTCATAATTCAGCATGACCGTCCGTCTCTGGTTGTAAGAGCTCGGGAGGAGTTGGATCATCTGCCACCAATATTTCTTTTCGTTGGTTTCAAGGTATTTATTCCTGTAATAGTTGAGAACATTAACTGTCAGGTTAAGTAGCTGAACCCCACCGCAGCCAATATGAGAGGCTCCATTGATTACGGGCTCATCAACCTCGTTACAAGAATATAAATTATAGTCAATTAAATGTTCGCAACTAAAATCCTCCAGCGTGAATTCCTTCGCCGCGATTTTATGCATGGTGCTACANNTGTAGGTATCGAACTCCTTCCACCAATATAGTGGAGCCATAATATCAACATATACAGTAATCATCCGCATGAACTTTCGGTGGTCTGTGCCAGCGTCGCGTAGACTCATCATAAGGTCGAGGTCATTGGGGCCTATTTCTATTTTATCGTTTCTATTTTGCGGATAATCAGAAAGCCCCATATCAGTATGCGTCAAATTACTGTAATATCTATATCCACTATCGCTCCTCTTCCAAGAATTCATCGGATTGCGCATACCACGAATTGCGTGCTCCCAACCCATAACTTCAAAATTGCTGATTTTTAGCATAATCGTTCTCCTTCTCTACATATATATATGATTTTCTCATTTCAGATTTTGTGGGTTTACAAAATCCACATAATAAGTTTCGCAGTCAGAGCGATTAAAATAGCCGCGAGACAGAGTCCGATTACAAAAGCCAAAGCCTGTCCGATTTTATATCCAAGGCTGTTTTTGTTATTGTTTTCCATGATTAACCTCCAAACTGAAGACCGAGATGAGAATATAACTCTTTATAAAGCTGCTTCTCAATCTCGTCCTTATACACTTTGACAACTTTTCCATCAATAATCGTATTTACAGTCTCTCGAAGAATCGGTTGAGTCAATTCAGAAGCAGACGACGCACCTGCTTCAGCTACAATCGGCTCCGGCAAATATCCGAGTGCTTCCATTCGTTTGTTTTTACAATTATCTTTGAACGGGCATTTTCGACATTGCTCCGCCAGTCTTGACAGTCCCATCGTTGCCGACTCCTTTCTTCACTGTAATCAGTTTCTCGTAAATATCAAAGGCTTCCTTACCCTGAAAAGCGTTAATTATGGTTACTTCTCCGTTCTTTTGGCGGCCGACAATAAGTACACCTTCGTCCTGTTCGGAAAAATCAACGCCAATAATCAGACTTTCATTGATTCTCAGATTTTTCATCAAGATCCACCTGCTTTCTTAAATATCGAATTAGGTTTTCGCATAATTTGCGATGTTCACAGCGAACAAGAGTATCTGTTATTTCAATAATATCGAAGCCGGCATAATATTTTTCCGGTTCCTTTACGTCAGCCGTAAAATTGGCACACCCATGACAGTATTCTTGGACATCCAGTTTAATCATTGGTATCCTCCAATTCAGTTTCTTTTTGATAATACGGAAACCTTGCATAAGCAAGCACTTCTACCCTCTGTCCCTCAAGCCAATCGTTTTCGGTGGTCCAAAAATTGTCCAGATAATCCCCATAAGGTGATGCTACATCAACCGAATAATGCCAAGAAGCTCCGTTGTTATAGTCATCTTCTCGAAGAAAAATTAGGAAAGTTTCATCTGGATTTAAATTTGCTGGCGGATTATTACTATCAAAAGGAATCCATTTTATTTTTGGTATTTTCACGTCACTGTTCCCTCCTGATTAAGCAGTTCTTTTGGAATAACTATTTACATACTTGGTTTCGTTGAAATTCCGTTTCTCGCTCAAAGCACGGCTGATTGCCAAATCAATAGCAGATCTCGACTTCAAATGATAATAGTACAGTTCTTTGAAAGGCGTATTTAGCCTATCAGTTCTCCCGGCAGACTGCTTCATAATTTTGTAAGAGTAATTTTGCGAGTAGAACACAATGGTGTCGGTGCTTATGCAGTTCCATCCTTCGGCTCCGG